AATGCAACAAATAACATATTTGATGTTGTTGATAAGATTGTTTCTTATTTTGGAGGCGTTTTTTCCAATCCGTATGATGGTATTAATTTCAATCAACTTCCCATTACATCACCCATATCAGACGAGGTTAAAATGTCTGTAGCTAAGGTATTAGAGCAATTTAAACAAGAGAAAAAAATGTATACTATACCAACTCAAATAAAATTCAACACACGTGCAGTTACTAATGCAAAAATATTTGATAACTTATGTAAAATTATAGACGGTGATACATCAAATGATAAAACGCGTATGGACTTACAGAAACTTATAGACTCACAGGTATCTGCCGAAATACAAAAACTAAATAAGCTTCCGATTGAAAAGGAAAGTGGAGAAGACACTCCATCTTTATCGGAACAAATAAATAATAATATTGAAGCTACTGCTCGTGACAATATCCTAAGAGAATTCATGGAACAAATGGCGACTTATTTTGTTGACGGTGAAATGGAAGACTTTGAAAAAGAATCAATGAAGGCTCTTATCGATTTAGATGTCACTTATGGTTTCAAAGTTAATGGAAATGATTTCTTACATTTAAATGACATTGTATATAAAATATTCGTTCAAGAAATAATGTATACTGGTGCACATATTCAAAGAGTAGATTTTTTACAGGATTTTATTAGTAATATTGGTTTTAATACTGAGGAATTAATGTATATGGATAATATAAATGATGCTTTAGAGGCAAGTGGTAGTATTTCGAATGAAAAATTAACAGAGCTTAAAATAAAAGGCTATTCGTTAAGTGAAATAATTGGTTTATTATACGAACTTCGTGATAAAACAACCGAATCAACTAGTGATGAAGACGTAACCAGTATTATTAATGGGTTTTTAAATCAAGAGGTATCATCAGTGCCAAAACCAACACAACCAATACAACAACAGATTTTTAATCCCACGCCGCTACTACCGCAAGATACACGTGCTCTAGTCTCTCCAGTAGGAACAGGCGGAAAACCCAAACGTATTTCCAATCCCAAGCAAAACACAAAGTATCGTAAAAAGTATAAAAAGTTCGTAAGCAAGTACATTATAAAGAAAAATAAAAATAACAAGAAAAAGAATAACAAGAATAACAAAAATAAAACTAGAAAAAATAAAAGATTAACAAAATCCAAACCTAACTCCAAGCGCAATAATAAAACATTAAAGAATAAAAAGCATAAATCAAAACCTAATAAAAATAAATCCAATCATAAATCCAAGTACAATAAGAAAGCAAAGACCAATTACTATAACCTTTATAAGCATAAAAAAACATTAAAGCATTAATCGCACGATTTAATCCCACGATTTAACCAACGAATTAAAATCTTATTTATTATTTATTATATATATTTATAATAAACAAGAAATCCCCGAATCTAACAACATAAATGGAAGATTCTTTATCAAACGCAAATATAAACGTAAACCTAAGTTTTAGAAAAATAGCCGTACTAACAGCCGTCGTAGTTTTTTTAGGACTAGTACCCGTTTTTGTCATTATCGTAATACGTGCAAATAGTAAAAAACAAATATGGGCTCCCATGGTAAGTGAATGCCCCGACTACTGGAAACTGTCTAAGAGTGAAGATGGTCATGTTAGATGTAAACCAGATAAAAAGAATGCCGACTACGCAAGCCCTTATGGATTTTTCAGTTACCAGTTACCCACGAAAATGAATAAATATGAATACGCCGTTCAAAATAAAATTACATGGGATGGAATTACAAATGACGACATGTTAATAAACAACTATAAAGCAGACGCACCCAAATCTATTTTATGGTTACTGGGGAAAGTGTTTACTGTTCAAAATAATAATTCAAAATAAAAAATAAAATACATTCATAAATCGACATAGAAACAATTATAATATTTTAATAAAGAAAGATACAATAGTTATTATATTATATAACATAAAATAAGCATGAATAATTTAAATATCAATTCTATTCTTGGAAGAGACCAGACATATAAAAAAATAAAAACAATTCTTGATAGTTTCCAAGACAATAAAAGCGACATCACGCTAAAAAGAGGAATATACATATACGGTAACCCAGGTTCCGGAAAAACAGAATTTATCGTTAACCTTCTCCGCGAACAAAACTACGATATTATTAAATATGATGCAGGCGATATTCGAAATAAATCCATCATCGACACCATTACTAAGCATAATATGTCGGATAAAAATATAATGTCAATGTTTGAAAAAAAGGTGAAGAAAATTGTAATAGTCATGGATGAAATCGATGCAATGAATAATGGCGACAAAAGTGGAATAAATTCCCTAATAAAGTTAATACGTCCTAAGAAAACGAAAAAACAAAAAGTGGAGGAGGTTTCATTTAACCCCATTATATGTATTGGTAATTATCAGATTAATAAAAAGATAAAGGAACTAATGAAGGTATGTCATACTTTCGAGTTAAAAACACCATCAAATGAGCAAATATCGTCTCTTTTACTGTCGATGAATTTAAAATTCGACAAAGTATTAAATGATAATATTATATCGTTTATTCAGGGTGATTTGCGAAAGTTGGTATCGATATATCAGATGGCTGGTAAACAAAATAATATTCTACAAAATGATATTATAGAAACGATATTTCAACCGAAGAGTTACAACGACGATAGTAAAAAATTAACACAACATTTAATAAATAATAATTATCCGATTGAGCAACATAAAGTACTAATGAATGAGACAGATAGAACAACGGTTGCACTTTTATGGCATGAAAATATCATCGACGTATTGGCGAAGTATAAAAAGGATATTTCTATTCCTTTTTACCAAACCGTACTAGATAATATATGTTTTGCTGACTATATTGATAGAATCACATTTCAGAACCAGGCTTGGCAGTTTAATGAGATGAGTTCTCTTATTAAGACGTTTTACAATAATAAGCTTTACCATGAACAATTTATCAAAAAGCCAAAATTTAATCCCGTAGAAGTCCGGTTTACAAAAGTGTTAACAAAATATAGTACGGAATATAATAATTCACTTTTTATTAAAACGCTTTGTCAGCAGCTCTCGATGGACCAGAAAGATATGTTTTCATTTTTCATGCATATTAAAACCCAGTATAGTGAAGATGAAATATATAATATGCTAGAGAGTTATGAAATAACCAAGTTAGATATTAATCGAATATATCGATATTTAGATAAATATACGCAAAAAACTCTCGAATTTACAAAAGATGACGATAAAATAATTGATAGCGACGATGATGTGAATTGATTTTTTTGAATACTATAGTTTTTATGTTATAATATTATTTTTATAGTTAAATAATATTAATATAATATTAATTTATATATATATATATATTTATCATGTCGCAACAATTTTTTGGCTCATATAACTCCTACCTAAATTCTAAAAATTGCTGCAAGGATCTTATTCCGGGTCCGACCGGTCCGACAGGTTATACTGGTTATACAGGTTATACAGGTTATACAGGTTATACAGGTTATACGGGTTATACAGGTTATACTGGTTATACAGGTTATACAGGTTATACAGGTTATACAGGTTATACGGGTTATACAGGTTATACAGGTTATACAGGTTATACAGGTTATACAGGTTATACAGGTTATACAGGTTATACAGGTTATACAGGTTATACGGGTTATACAGGTTATACAGGTTATACAGGTCCACAAGGAATTCCAACTATAATCACAGCAGGAGCAAACATCGGTGTTGCGGGGACATCTTCTGCTCCTATTGTTTCTCTATTATCACCACTCACATCTACACTTGATATTGGAACACAGAATATTACAGGTTCAAATGGTAGTATAACTCTTATTGATCCTACAAACACTCAATCAGTATTAGATAATAACCATATCAGGATTGACGATATAGCAAATGGATATTATTGGAGTGGGAATGGGGCATCTCTGGAAGCGAAAAAACCATTTACTGGTCCTGCTGTTATGAATTGGTATGATATTGCTACTTGTTATAATCCAAATAATACACCACCTGCTGATACATTACAACAGGTTCTCAACGCTGGTAATACAGCAACCGATAATACTATAACTCTTAATATTAGTGGTGTTAATACGAGTTCCACAGCAATAACACCGAATGCTGGGGGTCAAAATAGTATCGTTGGATTATATACTGATAATGGAGGAGGCGTAAATCAAAAATATTTAAATAGTGTTGTTCCAATTGCTGGTTCAGGTTCTTCATTTACTCGTCCTACAATTTGGAGTGGTGGAACTGCGGTAGATGGTCTTGGATTTCAAATTAACAGCGTTGATAGTATTTTAATGACTGATACAGGATTAGGTGGAACAATCAATACAGGAACTATTACTGAAACGACACAACTAACAACACAAGCAACCACCCCTTCTCTTGCGTTCGCTTCAACTGATACTGCTTCTACTGATATTTGGAATAGTGCTTATCGTAAAGATGGTTTTTCTTCTTCTTTTGCTAATACCATTAGTGCTTCAAGTGTTTCTGCGACGAATGGTGGTGGAGGTTGTGAAGTGCTTATAACTTCAAGTGATTTATCAATCCCTTCGGGTCATTATGTAAGAACAGAAGTTCCTGCTGTTGGAAACGCTCAAATAGAACACAATACAACAGGTCCTATTCCAAAATCATTTGATATTAGTTCTATGGGACAATTAACTCTTATTGGAGCAGAAACAAGTGCTACACCATGTCAAATGAGTTGTGCTACAAATGGTATATTCCTAACAGCAACACAAACAGGGCAAAAAATCCAATTGGACGCAACAGGGGCAGGTAGTGGAATAGTTTGTAATACTGGTAATGCTGGGGCAGGTGCTAATCCATTAGCGATAAATAATGGTTATTTGGGTAATACAACGCTTCCTATGCTTACAATAAATAACACACTTAACACACCTACTTCATATCCAGCAGTAAAACTTAATAGGAGTGGTCCTAATGGGACAGCAGGAGATATTATTAGTTCTATATCTTCATTTGCGAAAGATAGTGCTGGAACAACTTTTGAGTTTAGTAAATTACAAACAAAACTGGAAAATGTTGGAGCAGGTAATCAGGACGGGACATTAGCAGTATTTAATTTGGTAAATGGTGTTTTACTCGAAACATTCAATTTCAATGGAGGACAGAATGAAAACAACTCTTTTCGCCCGATTGATTTAAATGGGAATGAGATTCGCTCCACCGCTACAAACTTTACGATAAATGCGACTGCTTCAACTGGAAACGGACAAGTAGATATTCTAACAAAGAACACTACTGGTCGCATATCTATATCGGGCGACCAAATCACATCCGCAACAGCAGGTGTCTCTGCTGGGCGATATTTACGCATCTTCTTACCTAATGCTGTTGGTGTTCTAACACCCTATAAAATAGCATTATTGAACGATTGAAACATAGGTTTAGCGACAATAACCTACATAAATTATTTTATACAGATATAATAAACATGCCTGCATCAAATCTTATAGACCCCCTGACGGGGCAGATATATCCACAATATGGCGGTGGTGGTGGATTGAATAGTTGTATCAAAAATATAACATATGTCGATGACATGTTATATTTTATATTTTATATTTTTATATGTGACAATAGCGACCCCTATGCATCGCTCTCGTGCATCATTTTAGTCATCTTTGCTACACGAGCCTTCCACCAATTCAATGTATCCGCAGAAAAAACATCTGGCTTATAACGCCTATGGTCAATCGCCTGTTTAGGAGAGTCGTAAAAATACATATCCGGTTCAACTTTTCCACGTCGTCCCGTCGAGTCACATACCTTCCACAATAAATCCTCATACTTCGATCCCACACGCCAAGGGTAAGGAATACCCGTCACCGCATTCACAATGAATCGCCCTTGTACATTCGACGGAAATGACTTCCGTCTAGGTCTCTTATCCTTGCTGTTTCGAGAATGCGTATCGTCTCCATCACAAGACTCAACCGCATCATTTGGGTCATGCGACTCATATTGATTAAGGTTATCAAAATCTTTTACCATCTTATTTCTTCGAGTGAACTATAATGTACGTTGATACTGTATTTATAGTTGTATCTTTAAGCGGTTTTATAAAATATTATTTCATATTATTTTATCTTATTTCATCTTACATTAGTCAATGTTTTTCGACGTCTACTAAAATTATATCACTATTTTCTGCTAATTTTGTTTCCAGTTCAGTAATATATACATTTTTGTCATCTAAAATTTTCTGCTGTGTTTCAATAATTTCTTTTAGTCTTATATTTTCTCGCATAGTATTACCATATAAATCTTTAAGCTGTCCCATCTGAGATAACTGTTTTTGTTGCGACATCATCGTTTCAACAACTTCATGATGATTTAACTCACGCGGCGGTTTTCCTTCTTCGCGAAAAACAATTGTGCTCCCTGCACCTGCACCTGCACCCGCACCCATATTTTTAGTTTGATTCACGATACTCCCATTATAAAATTCAAAATTCTTCTTCCTCTCTTCCGCCATTTTTTTATCCAGTTCTTTTCTTTTCACTTCCAACTCTTTCATTTGTTTCAATACATCCGGTTTCATTTTTATATTTCCCGCTTCATATACTTCTAACTTCTTCTCCAAATCTTCTACAAAAAATTTTATTATACTTTCATCCTTTATAAAATCAACTATTCTTTTTGTGCTATATTTTACATACGGGTTTCCAGTTATGTTTTCTAGTAGTATTCTCTTATCAAATGTATTATGTGAATGGGAAAATACCAAAATTGTTTTAAATGGGTCTAGTTGAACAAACGGTACGGTGTAATTTTTTAAGAATTCACGCTCTTCCGCCAAACATGCCTCCTCATTGTATTCTGTCTCTTTTAGTAACTTCCTTTTAAATGCAAAAGTACCTGCCGTTGCATGCTCAGAACCGTATGGACCAAACTGCACCATCTTATATCTCTCTTCATTCTCTTTGAAATATATATACATTTCACTAGAACCAGCACACAATGCGGTAGGACTACCCGTCAGTCGCTCCACAGCATGCGAAACACGGTCAGGTGGATAATAATCGTCGTCATCCATATATACGATAATATCACCACATGATTTTTTGTGCATAATATTTCGCTTTTTCCCAAGTGTCATCTTTTCGCCATACTTAAAATACTTAACATTCGGATGCGACTTTACCATATCTTCGATAGGATCAGTTCCATCATCAATAATAATCCATTCCATCTTATTTTTTGGATAATCTTGACTATCAAAACACTTAATCATCATTTCAACAAATGGTCGCCTATTAAATGTAGGTGTACATACGCTTACAAATGGAAGTTTTGTATCGAGTTCTTTATTTTTGTTTTTATTTTTCGTCATTCTATTCGTTAGTTATATAAAAGTAGTTTATATGTATATACTATATATAATACATTTAACATAGTTTAATAAATAAAATATAAATTTACTTTTAATCTATATTTTATTAAAAATTAGTATTCACTTCATACTCAACGCATACTGTATTAAGTAGCATTTCCTGTAAAGTATGCAACTATTATGAAAAATATTATACCCGCACCACCACTATTTCCTAAATCTTGAAAAGCATAAAGGGCAATAAGTATATAAAATACTAAAAGCATATAAGGTCTCATATTATTGAAAACTTTATCATAGTCTTCCTTATTCTTAATATTCAAACAAGGATACAAACAGAATATATAAACTGATTGTATAGCCATCCATATACCATTACCGAATGCTATAAATATACCAAAAAATAGTGTGAAAATCAATCCCCAAAAAGGATGATCGCTTATTATACCAAAGATGAGCCCTCCGATAGCAGCGACTAATCCTAATCCAAAAATGAGATAAGTTACTATAAAAGGGAAGAGTATAAATACCAACAATTTTCTTCCTCCTGATACTTGCATATTATCCCATGAATTTTCATTATCTGCTTTTCCACTATCTGTCGTATCAAATAAATTCAAAAATGCCTGTGCTAATGAACGCGCACCTTGACCTAAACCTCCGTATACGGAATTGAATAAATAATTAAATAATGCTTGCGATACACCATTACCCACACCACCCTCTTCAACTTCATCTAATAAATATATATTCTCTTTTTCGGTATTAATAACATCAGACACATTGTTATTGGTACATATACGAGGAAGCAAGTTATACGGAAAACCGTAACTAAAATAACTAGCATTTTTGTTTTCGGTTATACAATATGGTGGACCATAACGATATGTCGGAAGAATATATTCCTTTTCATTTTTTGAGCGAGTAATTAAAAATAATGCATTTGACCCTAAAATACCCCAAACATAAGCAATAATTATTGCAAATATAACATGTATAACAAATACTAATATCTTATTCGTAGTTACTGATTGTGTTTCGGCCATTAATGCATCGGTATTTGACGTCTGTTGTGTAGTACCAGGTGTAGCACCAATTACATTGCTACCTGCAACCGGTGCAGCTGCCGGTGCTGGTGCTTGTGCTTGTGCTTTTGGTTTAGTTTTCGCAGCTTTAACAACAGGTTCTTTTTTTTTATTGTCGCCTTCACCTTCACCTTCGCCAAATTCATCACCCCCTTTTATATTACTATATATATCACCCATACCAGGAAGAAAATTTTCTTTAACGTCTGATGTTCCTCCCATTAATTGTTGTAAAACTGTTTTTGATGACATTTTTTTGATATAAATATGTATAATATATTAATATATTATAACATTTTAAATATTATAACATTTTAAATATACTGTAAGAATTTTAATATATAAAATATTAACAATATATCAAATATATTTAAAACTATGTTTACTATTAATATATACACTGTCTTCTATACCTTTATTATCTGCCCAACAGTTTATTAACTACTAAGCAAATATACGGACATAATGACAAAAATCGAAGAAGGTTTAAAACTAGATTTCCATAACGTTCTTATTCGCCCAAAACGTTCTACTATAAATAGTCGTTCAAATGTAAATTTAATGCGAACTATAAAATTCAAAAACCGTAAATCCCTAAAATCATGGGAAGGTATCCCTATTATAGCATCCAATATGGATACCGTTGGAACTTTCGATGTTTATAAAACTTTATCAAA